TGGCGAATATTCTGTTGGCTTTTGGGAGCGCGGGTCTGAATATGTTAAATATCAAGAAAGCAGAGGGGAAATATCGGACGCTTATATAAACAACTGTAGAACAGGTGTGGTACTCCAGATAAATACTTTTTTTGGGGATATGCCGCTGGATAAGATTACACATAAAGACGTAAACAGTTGGCTGTTGGGTTTCAAAAACAAAAAAGTAACTATCCACGGCAGAACGGAAGTAAAGAGCTACCAGAATACTTACGCAAACGGGATATTCAGCATATTAAACATCATGCTTACGGAAGCGGTACGGCGTGATTTAATTCCAAACAATCCATGCGATAAGGTGAAGCGGCTTAAAAACGACAGAAGGAAAATGGACATATTGAGTGTTGCGGAAGTGCAAAAACTATTCCCTAAAGACTACAAGAGGATTTGGGGGGATAAGTTCATACCGTATGTTGCTAACCGTCTCGCTTCTCTTACTGGTATGCGGATTGGGGAAGTTATGGGGTTAAGGGGGGAATATGTATTTGACAATTATATTCATATCTGCGGGCAATACAATGTTTACGGCTATAAAGACCACACAAAAACAAGGGAAAACAGGAACATACCGCTATTGCCTGAAATGATCGGCTTGTTAAAAAAGCTGATGAGGAAAAACGGCAAGGGTTTTATTTTTTCCCTGGACGGCGGGGCAACGCCTGTATCTGACAGCCATATCCGCAGGGAGTTCCATAATGCCCTGGAGAGGATTGGAATAAACTATGAGGATATTGGAAAGCGAAGGCTTACATTCCATTCCTGGCGGCACTTCGTAAACACTGACCTTTTGCGGCAGGGCTTAACCATTAAGCAAGTGCAAAGTGTTACAGGGCATAAGACCGAAGGTATGACGGACAGGTACAACCACCCTGACGCTACTCAAATTGATGTTGTTACAAAGGCGCAGGCGGCGATTGCGGGAAAAAAGAAGCCGGAGAAAACGGGCAAGGGCAAGAAAAGCGAATTAAAAATTGTAAAGATGCCCAAACGCAGAACCGCTTAAATAAACATTATTTATGTTATTTGCCCTCGCTTACAAGGCGGGGGCTTTTTTTGCTCCAATTCAATCTATTAAAAATTGCGTGAAAGTCCCATTTAATTCTGCCTTTGGGATTGGGATATTTGTATATATGACGAGCCGTTTTCAAAACAATGTGCTTTGAAAATGGTTTTAGATTTTTTTTGAAGCATGGGGGCGGGTGTGGAAACGTATTTTAACACAAAGGAATTATCCGGCTATTTGAAAATCCCTGAACAGAGTATCAGGCGTTGGGTTTTGAATAACGAAATACCCTACCACCGAATACACGGCGTTATCCGTTACCGAATGTCGGAGATTGACAAATGGGTTGACGAACAAAAAGAAACAGCGCCCGCCGATTTGGACGGCAAAGAGGAAAAAGATTTATTCAAGGAACCAGAGGAAACCGAAACAACAGGTTGCGGGGATGCTGGCAATGAAACTGCTGACGGCGGGGACAGCGAATGACAGGCATTGACAAAACCATTGAGGAAGCAAAAGCCGCTGTATTGCCTTATGACAGTTGGGAACAGCTAAAAAGCGAAACCCCTCTTGCCTTTGCCGCCTTTTGCGCTTTCCGTGATTGCGGGGCTGAACGGACTATCCGCAAGGCGGTGGAGAGCGTTGAAAACGACAAAGCGAAACAGGCCAAGCGGTACAACGTATTCCGAAACTGGTCAAACCAATACCGATGGCGTGAACGTGCCGCCGAATATGACCGCCATATTGAAAGCCTGAAACAGACAGAGTTACGCAAAACCATTGAAGCCCAGGGGGAAAAACACAGGGAAGTAACAGGAAAAATGCTTGATGTGGTTTCAAAGAAATTGGACAGCATGAAGGCCGAAGATTTGACGCAGAACAATGTTACGGAGTGGGTGCAAACGGCGATTAAAGCGGAACGGGAAGCGGCAGGGCTGGTAACAAGCAATGGTAAACCTGAAACAAAACAGGGTGAATTAAACTTTGTACCTGAATTTGAGGGGCTTTAAATGACAGGTACAACGGTGGTATTTAAGCCGACTGCAATACAGCGTAAAGCTCTTTCACTTTTGAAAAGCGGGGCGAAACATATTTTGCTGTTTGGCGGTTCTCGTTCCGGTAAAACTACGGTATTGGTGATGGCGATAATCTACCGGGCGTTGCGCTATGCGGGCAGCCGTCATTTGATTTGCCGCTATCGGGCGAAGGACGCTCGTTCTTCTGTTTTGCGGGAGACTTTGTTTCCGTGGCTCGATAATACTGTTGGGAAAGGCGGGTATACCTACCTTGCCCATGAAAGCGTGATTACCCTTTTCAACGGATCGGAGATTTGGATAGGCGGCCTGGGCGATAGGGAGCAGGCGGACAAAATACTCGGGCACGAATATAACACGATTTACTTTAACGAAATTTCGCAGTTGAGTTATGCGGCGGTAACTACGGCTTATTCCCGGCTTGCTATGAGAATTCAGGGTTGTAGAAACCTGTTTTACTATGACTGCAATCCGGGTTCGCCTCTGCATTGGGCTTATAAAGTGTTTGTTCTGAAACGGCAGTTTCTTTCCGGCGAAGTGTTGGAGAAACCGGGACTGTATCAATCCATGCTGCTTAATCCCGAAGATAACAGAGACAACCTTCCCGAAGATTACATTGCTGACATTCTTGATGTGCTTCCCGAAAAACAAAAAGCCCGCTTCCGTGACGGTCTTTGGGTTAAGGCGGAGGGCGTTATCTATGACCGCTTTGACGAAACGATGATCGTCAAAACTGGTGAATTGCCGAAAGAGTTTGACCGTTTGGCAGCAGGGCAGGATTTTGGTTTGAATATCACCTTTGTCAAAATCGGCTGGTTGGGTGATGTGATATATGTCCTGGGTGATTACGGCGCTTTCAACATGACTACCCAATCCTTTAATGAGGAACTTCAGGCAAGAGGCTTGTTTGAGGGGAATAGTTTTCCGGTGTACTGCGATCCGGCCGGCGGGGAGCGTATACAGGAAATAACGGGCGGGACTAAGGCAAATAACTCTGTTGAAAGCGGCATTGATTTTATCAACGCCAAAATTGAGCGTAAACAATTTTTTGTTTGTGAAAAGTGTACCGGGGTACTCTCGGAGATTTGGGATTATTGCAGGGACGAGGCGGGGCAGATTGTTAAGGTTAATGACCATTTTCTTGACGCTCTGCGTTACGCTGTTTTTTCAAGTGTTCAACAGGGAGTGATCTTCACATGAAACTTCGTTTCATGTTCGGTTTTACTGTGCGGCTATTCAGCCGCATGGAGCAGAGGTTATCATGAACTTACTCCAACTGATTTTTAGCAAAACAAAATCAGCAAATTCTCCGGTTGAAAAAAGTTTAAATAATTCTTCGTTTTCCTTGACTTCTGATGATGATTTTACTAAATTTTATATAGACCCCTTCAATGACACTTATCTTTGCAGCGCATGGGTAAACATTGCGGTTAATATCCTTATCCGTAATGTTGCCCGTGCGGATTTCGTTCTCGAAAGAGATGGGGTTGAGTTAAAAAGCGGTCCCCTCTTTTCCTTATTCCACAGGCCGAATGAACATTTAAGCCGTTACGATTTGTGGAAGGAAACCGCCGCATGGTGGTTCATTGAGGGTGAAGCGTTTTGGTGGTTCGGGCCGGATTATTCGGGCGGGCTGCCGAAGCAACTGCATATTCTTAACCCCCGAAAGCTCCAACTTGAGGGAGAGGGGTTGGAAGTGCAGAGCGGTGTCGTAAACAAACGGCGGCGGTGGTTTTACCATGCCGGGGCCGAATTAGTACCTGTTTTCTCTGACGAATTAATCCATTTCCGTGACTGGAACCCGTGGAACCCTCTGCGGGGTATAAATCCGCTTGTCTCTTTATCCCTCGAACTTGAGCAAGATTACTTCGCCAATAAAGCCAACTCTACATTACTCAAAAATAACGCCATACCTCAAGGTTTGTTGAAAACCGACCAGACGCTTAGGCCGGAAGAAGCGGACGCATTGGAAAAGCGGTGGGAGAGCAAATACGGACAGGTTAAGGCGGGGCGGAAAATTGCGGTACTCGGCAAGGGTACGAGTTTTGAGGCTCTTTCATTCAATCCCGATGTGGTAAAACTTTTTGAACTGAAACGCTGGAACCTGTATACGATACTTGCGAAATTTGGAATTCCCCCTCGTGTCGCTAACATTTCCGACAAGTCAACGGCGTTGAGCGGCAAGGACACTAAAGAGCAGCACTCGGCGTTCTGGCAGTATACGCTTATTCCTCTGTTACGCCAATTTGAGCAAATTCTTGAAAGCAGTTTTTTCATGCGCTTCAACCTGAAAGAAACCGGAAGATTTGATTTGTGGGATATACCGGAACTTGCGGAAAATGAGGACGCACAAAGTAAAAGAGATATTGCGGAAATAAACGCCGGTATCAAAACAATTAACGATGTTTTGACTGAACGGGGCAAGGAGCATAAACCCTGGGGCGATGTTTGGTATCGTCCTAAAAACTTTATTCCAACAGGTAAAGAGGCGGAATAATGGTAGGGGGAACGCTGGTGATCAGCAGGGAGGTATTAAATCACGCTCATTTCAAAAAGCGTTTTGAGGCGTTGGGCTTCCGTGATGTAACGGTTACGGCTCTTGAAAGGGACGCTCTTAATTTTCATATTCGGGATTTGAACCCGAGCCTTGTAATAATGGGGGCACGATTCCATGACTGCTGTACTCCTTTCCTGATGGGCGAGTTACATCAAACGTTCCCCGATATAAAAATGGCGGCTGTTATCATTGGTCATTATTCACCTGACCTTGCGATGTACTTTATCCTGAACGGTGTTAATTCTTATGTTACTTCGTTTGACGGTATTCCCCAATTTTACGATGGATTGGACGCTATCGCACACGGAAGGGATTATGTTTCGCCTTCTGTTGTTGAACGAATTAACATGAGACGGGAATATCCCGAAGCTGCGGGGAAGATTACCGACCGCCATAAGCAGATTATTTTACTTATGTGCAATGGTTACAAAGATATTGAGATTGCGGAAAAACTTTATATTACCAGACGGACGGTTACTACTCACAAGACAGATATTTTTACATCGCTGAATGTCCGCAGCCCTAACGAGCTTATCAGGGCTGCCCGATACCTGAAAATTGTCAAACAGGAAGGAATGGATTTTGTTCCTATCGGTTTTACGCTCAATCCTTTACCAGATAAGAAAAAAAGAGCAAAGA